AGCAGTACTAGCACCACCATAAGTGGCTACATTAGCCGCTTTAGCCGCAACCGCTGTTGCCACCTCTGAAGTATGGGATTCCATTTTTAACTCTCAATTATGCAGAAGCAGCTTGCAATGGTGCAAGGTCTTCAGTTGTCCAGTAGTCTTTAGCCAACATAATTTTTAAATGTTCTTTATTGCGTGATAGGCAGTCAGCCCATTCAGCATCAGTCATGAAGTCTGGCTTGCTACCATTGATTAAGTTGACGCTATCCATTGCGGCAGAGTAGTGCTGTGCAATTTGTTCTGGTGTTTGGTTATCCATGATTAGTCCTTATGGGTGTGTTAATTTGTATGCGTCAAATTCTGCTTTGAGTTCTTGAATGGCTTTGACAAGAATTGGGATTAGCGTCCCTTGTGAGGCTTCTAGTTTGTCTGGATTTTCTGTTGAAACAAGGTTTGGAACAGTAACACCAGAAGCAACTTGTGCGTCTTGTAATTCTTGAGCAATAAAACCAAATTCAGGGATGCCTACTTTTGCGCCATCTCTCATGTTCCATTTAAATGATACTGGACGCAATTGTTGAATAAAATTCATACCCGCTGGTATGTCAACAATATCAGACTTATCTCTGCGGTCTGATAAAGAAGTTATGGATGTTTGTTGACAACGCAAAGTAGCAATTGCACTATTACCAAGTGTTATTACATCGCTTGCTGTTGATGATGCGCCTACCGCTGAATTTCCAATAAAAGTGTTGTTATTGCCAGTAGTATTTGATACCCCAGAGCCAAAACCTGCTAGATAACCAAGTGCTGTATTAGATGTTCCAGTAGTGTTAGAGTAAAGGGCATTTCCTCCCATTGCTGTATTCGTACCACCAGTTGTGTTGCTATATAAGGATGCTTGTCCACAACCCGTATTACCTAGACCGCTAGTGTTGGTATAAAGAGTGTTATATCCTACGCCCGTGTTGTACTCACCTGTGGTGTTAGCGTTAAGCGCATACGTTCCGAAAGCGGAATTGTAACTGCCCGTCGTGTTACTTCTTAATGATTCAATACCAACCATTGAATTCTGAATTCCAGTGGTCATTAGGTAGCCAGATTGGTATCCAACGGCAGTATTGCTATATCCCGTTGATTGCGAATACAGTGATTGATAACCTATTGCAGTTGTGTACCCATTTGAGCCACTTAAACTATAAGCTGATTGAAAACCTACTGCGGTGTTGAAAGATGATGTGGTGTTGCTTTCAAGGGCTTGATTTCCAACGGCAACATTATTACCACCAGTTGTATTTCCAAATAAGGCAGTTCTTCCAATAGCAACATTGGCTGAACCTGTGGTGTTGGAATACATAGCCTGTCGCCCAACTACTGTCAATCCTTCTCCAGTTGAGTTACTAAGTCCCGCTTCAGAACCTACGGCAGTATTGGCAGATGCGGTGGTGTTTGCCGTTAAAGCGTTATATCCCAATGCGGTATTTGAAAAGCCACTAGAGTTTGTAGTAAGCGCATTAACGCCAACAGCAGTTGCTTGAACTCCAGTAGTTGAAGCACCAGCACCATAGCCATAAGCAGTCAGGAAAGGTGTTCCACCACTTGTCGTTTGCTTGCCATACACAGTACCCAATGCAGTAGGCGTAGCAGCAGAGGGACTAGGAATTCCTGTGCAATTACTTAAATTACCAGACGCAGGTGTACCAAGTGCAGGTGCTACTAGAGTCTTATTACTAAGCGTAGTTGTGCTTGTTGCCGTGACAAGATTTGTAGGCGCAATGATTGCTGATAGGTTAGCCATAGTTAAACTCCTCTAGCCGCCTGTGCCGCTTGATAGGCCGCAACAACTTCAGCAGTCCATGCCGCATTGCAGATTGCAACGACATTAGCGGGAACTCCTGTCAAGTCTTGTGCGGGTGTAAGGCTTGAACGATGAAATGTTTGGCTAATTTGGTTGCCATCTTCCATGATGCGGGTAGCCTCACGATAGAGAATTGTTCCACCTTCGGTAACTGTGATTTGGTCAACAACGGTTTGTTTTGTAAGTGACATGATTTTCCTTTAAGTTAAGTGTCTGACTAGATAATCCAATCTAGTTAATTAAATAGCGTATGAAGTCATAAAAGTGAAATTGGCAGTGTTTGTAAAGTTTGTCTCTGTCATATAAGCGTCTGACATTCTAAAGTAAGCAAAAGTAACAGAGGGTTGTGGTACTGCTGAAGCAAAATAAGTACCCGAAAGAGTAACATCGGTAAAGATAGATAAAGATGCTGGAGGATTAGACCCTGATAAAGTTGTAAATGGAAATCCACTTAACTTAGCAATACCAGAGCCAGAGCCATTATTTGTAAAACAAATATGACAACGCAAAGTAACTTGCCTACCTATTTTTTCGTATGTTCCAACTTGTGTTGAATAAGTAATCCCTGTCGTATCGTTGCCAAATGACATTTCTGGTGTCCAAGTACCTTCTTCGTAGTCATCCAACGTATTAGCGTCTGATGATGCTGATTGAGTTGCGGGAAAAGAAATACCAGAACCACTTGCAGAGGGCGTAGCACCACCAACACCCAAAGTGGTTGCTAGAGATAAAGTTCCAACCCCTGCTACATTTCCAGTTGTGTCTGCAACTGTCACCACAGAATTTTGAATAATCTTACCCGTTGTGCTATCAAACCTTGCAATAGCATTGTCAGTAGAAGATGCAGGACCAGAAACCACCAATCCACCCGCACCACCAACTTGAGCAAAGATGTCCCATGTTGTGCCGTTGTAAACACATTGAACACTCACACCCGTAATGTCGCAAACCAAATCTTCAGCAACACCTTCTATGGTTGAGCCGTTTCGCCCAATGGTCAGGTTGTTAGTGCCCCAAGTATTAAAAGAGTCAACGACAAAAACCTGAGTGCCATTTGCTGGAGTGGCTGGTAAGGTAACTGTAAAAGCACCTGCTGTCGTGTTTGTTTGTACGCCATCATTGTTTGCGGCTGTATAGTTTGCAGTCTTAACTGTGGTGTAAGTAATGCCACCAGCAGAAGGGGCAGTAGATGACCAAGTTGTGCCAGTAGAAGTCAGCACATTACCAGCAGTGCTAGGAGCAACAAAAGTTGGCGCTGATGTGCCATTACCAAGCAATACGTTATTGGCAGTAAGAGTTGTTAAACTTGTGCCACCATTACTTACTGAAAGAGTACCAGTAACACCCGTTGAAAGAGGCAAGCCAGTTAAGTTAGTTGCAGTTCCACTAGAAGGAGTGCCTAAAACTGGCGTGACAAAAGTAGGACTATTTAAAGTCTTGTTTGTCAGGGTTTGTGTTGCATCTGTTAGCACCGCTTTATCAGCAGGGTATGTAACAAAGACAAACTTAGAACCTGCAGCAAAGGATACCTTTGTATCTGAATTGCTAGACTGCAAAACAGTAGTCCTAGCCAATGTCAAACCATCAGAAGACAGAGTTCCTAAACCAATTTCGAAATCACTACCTAATGCAACAGCATAGTAGGTTGTGTTGTTTGCACCTACACCTGCAGCAAATGTCTGAAAACCAGTATCAGCACCACTTAGAACAAAGTCAGCAGTACCAGTAGTGGTTGTAGTCTCTTTAACACGATCAGCAAGTACTAATGCCATGATTAACTCAATGTAATGTCAAGATCACCAGCAGGAATACGCAAAATATCGCCAGTACCGATTGTCTTGCTTGTTGTTAGGTCAGAGAAAGCCAAGAAATTACCAGAGGTTGAAGCATCAAAAATACCGATGGCAACAATAGTTCCCCAAGAGGAAGTAGCCGCATCAAATTCAACCGCAGCAGAGTTTGTCGCCAAAGTAGATGTTCCACTTACTGTAAAAGCGACGGATTTGCGTACGTATCCGCTACCAGACAACTCTGTACCACCACCAGTATCAGTTGGTGCGGTGGTATACAAAGCTACATAAAGAGTAGTTGGGGATGTGTAAGCAGTGTTTGTGAAAACGTGCTTTAAAACTTTGTCTTCTAAATAATCAGAGAATGATCCAGCCATTTTTTACCCCAAAGATCGGGCACGAACAATAGGAGTAGAAGCAACAGATGCCCTTTGATCTGCTATTTCTATGTCGCCAATGGAGGAAATATATAAGTTACCCCATACGGCAAGACGCTCATCATCTTTCAAATATGGAGATGCCTCAAGCAATGCACCATATAAGTACAAGTCTGGGGCATAAGCTAGAAGCCAGTTGCTTGTGTTTGAATCACTCAACGCAGGAATTTTACCATAATAGGTTAATTCACCTGTATAACTACTATCAGGAGTAGCAATTACTTCTATTTGCGTACCAACAATAGTGTAATAAGAAGGTTTGCCAGAAGCAATAATTTGATTCTGACGCAATTCATTTGCCTGTTTATCAGTTACAAACTCCATGTAAGTAATAGGATTTGTGTTCAAGATAAACTCTTTGGCCTGTAGCCAATCTGTTGGAAAAGCAAAGTATTGAGTATCAATGGTGGCAGTAGCACGTTTAACCATCTGGCGAACACGCAACTTACGATTAAATTTAGCTTCTGCCAATGTGATGAATGACGGAATAATAGACGTAAGATCATCCCGATTCAGATAATCAGCAATGGTTGTCTTTAATCCGCTAAATGTATCAAGTGCCATTTTCTACATCCCTACACATTAATGTGTGTTCATGTTTGTATTCAAATGTGCCAATATGATGGATCTCTTTTGAAAGATCTTGGTCAACAAATGTTTTGTGTCCGTTCTGTGCGGCTCTACGGCAAAACCATACATCTTCACCGATGTAGTCTTCCGCAGCAGGAACCCAAGGGATAGCAAACCAAGGATATTCCATAGATTTGTAGACTTCGGATTTAACGAGCATTACACCCATTCCGCAGTAGTCTACTTCAACAAGTCCTGTTGAATCGTCCTCAGTATATACCCGATTGATAAATGTTGCATCCATATCTGGGGTATTTTTTTTCACCGCAATCGGCTCAGTAGGAAATCTACGTTTGGCATAGTTTCCACAGACAATCCCAATATCATGTTTTAACAAGCGAATAATGGAATCTTTTGGAAACCGCATATCGCTATCTAGCCACAGGGTATGGGTACACTCAGCCGCAATAGCATCTCTCGCCAAATCCTGACGTTGTGCTGACAACAAAGTGCCAGAACTAGTGTAGATCACTACCTTGTGGTTTGTTGTACCTACAGTAAACCCAACTAGCCTCGCTAAATCAAAAGCAAATCCAGAGTTAACAAAATCCCGTGTTGGAACCAAAATTCCAATGGTCTTACTATCCATTAAACTTCTCCAGGTCTTGTGCGAAATGCACGATTTTCAGGCGAATTCAGCCATCGTTTCATGTAGGCTTGATCGTCAAGCTTACCTTCTGCTTTCATCTGATAAAACAAAGCCATAGGAATGGATGCAACATGGTGCATATCACCCTTCCAATTGGCCTTTTCATCAAACGAATTAAATCGTTCTTTGTTTGCTTCTACTACATTTGTAGCATCAATAATGGTCTGAATGGTTGCCTCATCTTTATCAGCATCGTAATGCCAGACTTTCTGAGTCCCCATCTCTTGGTTTATGTCAAAGATTTTTGTAGTCATAAAAAAAAGGGTGGGTTATTAGCCCACCCCTTGTATTTCAGATTAGGTCTGAATTGTTGAGTTCAAGTCATAGACAGCGCCATGAGCTTTCTCATTCTTGATCTTCAAGCCCCACTCACACAAGAGCATACGCTTCTCGGCATCACCTGTCTTAGCCAGTTCAACTGTCTGGAAGGGACGCAGATAAGCAACTGATGCGTACTCAGGATCAAGCACAAAAACATCACGCTCACGTTGGAACCTGTTGGCAACAATATTTACGTTTCCGAAGTCGGAAACATAAATATCTGCGGACCCGATGATTGTTGAAGGCTTTGCACCTTGAACATTGAAGCGGGTTGCACCGATACCAGCCATCTTAGACAAGTTCTGCTTGTTAACAGGACCAGCCATAACGATAGATGGTGAGCCACCTTCTGTCCACACCTTCTGAATTACGTCTTTCAGCAATGCTTCGCTGAATGAACGCAAGTTAGTAGTTGTAGCATCAGTACGAGCCGCATCAGGAATGGTTGTGTATGAAGGATCACCACCACCAGTACCTTCGTTAGTATTGGTCTTCAAGAAGGCCAACAAAGCGCCTGTTTTACGGGCGGCAGAAGTAGAACCAGCGGCAGCGGCTTGGTTAGCCAACATTGTGGCCTCCATGTCACGCTTAATTTCCGCAGATTTTTTGGCCATTTGATAGCTCAATTCTGAGCGCCTGCCTGCCTTGTCAACCGCTTCCAATGTACCAGCAATGATTACATCCTTACGGCTAATCTGGGTGTAGTTACCCAAACGAACTGTAGCTGTAACTGCTGTGAAAGAGGTGATGTCATCGCCCTCGATCTGTGCATTAGTTGTACTTGCAGCGGCCAAATCATCAGTCTGCCACTCAAAGAAAGTGTTGGTGACGTTCTCACGGCCAACATTACTCATAAATGGAGTCTCTTCTGGTGAGATCTGATAAATGACGTTCGAAAGATCTTCCCTAACACCCTTTGCGTCAAAGCGGGTGTAGGTGTTTGTAATAGCAGCCATGTTAATTCCTTAAATAAATTTCTCGAAAAGGGATGCGGCATCTCTGACGCTTCCAGTTTGTGCAAGACGCTTTTTTGCGTTATTTATATCACTCGACTTAGAACTCACGCTACCTGCTGAACCAGGAGTAACCATCTTCGGGGCTTTTTTAATCTTTGCTTGGAATTCTGGACGCTTACTCATCATCTGGTCATATTTCCACGCTTTGTGAAGCGCCAATAATGCCCGTGAATCCGTAATCGTATTCAGTTCCTGCTCTGAAAAGCCCAAATTCTGACCATACTCCAACAAAGCTTTGCCTTCTGCTTTGGCTTTTTCGGGAGAACTCCACTCTGGAATTTTCTCTTTCAACCGAGCAACCTCGGCAACCATAGTTTGTTGCATAAACTTTTGCAGTTCAACTTGCTGCACTTGCTTAAGTCTCTCTTGCTCTGCTTGTACTGCGTATTTCTGTTGGTTTCTCCGCTGATGAGATGTCCATTGACGGGCATATTCAGTAGGATCTTCAACTTCTAAACGATTCCAATCAGGCTCTGGAGGCTCAAACTCCTGCAATTTCTGCTGTAATTGTCCTAATATCTGAGAGTATTGTTCACGCTCTCCACGTACTTGCTGAAACTCAGACTCGACTAATTTGCGCTCTTCTGCTAGTTTCTGCGTTTTCCGTGTGTAGTCGGCTTCACGTTGGTAGCCTCGGATAAGTTCATCCTTTGGGACTTCGATTTCTTTGCCATCAACTTTGACAACAAACTTCTCATCCCTAGGAGCTTCTTCCTCGCCTTCCTCTTCTTCGCCTTCTACTTCCTCGGAAGATTCCTCTGTTTCATCTTGCGTCTCCGCAGATTCCACTTCCTCAGACTCAGATTCGGATTGCTCCTCCTCTGGTTGCGCCTCTGCACCAGTGTCAACACCCTCTTG